AACCGCACCCGACCAAGCGAGGAGGGATCTCTCGCTAAAAGCCGGGTGTCAGTCACTAAGGTTGATGCAGTCTTTGAGGAGCATGGAACAGAGGTCGCAATTAAAATAAAAAATAGGAAAAGTCTCATATACCCTCTAGTCGTCAGTAGCAATATCCTTACTATCGCGCCTCTTTTCTCCGAACAAAGTGAAGTCGGCAGAAGAAGCGTCTTCTACTCTTCCGTATAAAGCAGCTTGACTATAATCTTCGTAATAATATCTTTGTGTGCCTAATTTTTGTCCGTTAGATGATATACTACATACTGTAGAAGCTGTGGTCGTAGTAGACAAACAAACAATAGTATTTGAAGTGGTAGAAGTAGCCTCGATAATGGAATACCTCCTATTTTCATCCTCATTAAGAATTTGAGTCCAAGAATTTGAATCGACCGATATAGCGAAAGGGACACGCTCATTGCCATGGTTTTGACTTACCCTTTTTACATAAATATCATTTTTCGGAGCGGCACTACATACTGAACAGAACACCGTAAGAAAAAATATTAGTAATAGGTTTTTTTTCATTTATATATCCTTGTTAATGTGAGCAAGCAGCAGAACCGTCTGCGATTACCCAGTCGGAAATAAGTATGCCAGTTGATATACATAGTTCACTGTCAGTTGTATTTATCATTAGTTGACCTATTGCCGAAGGTGTAAATGCGCCTTGAACAGCAGTTGATGAAGGTATAACAAGTGTTCCGCTAAAAACACCAGCACCGGAATTACTTATAGCATCGGTATATACAGTTCCATCAAAGAACCCATCTTTAAATTCAAAACTTGAAGATCCTACATCAGCAGCATTGTCCGTAGTAGGTATTAGATCACCGTCAGAGTTTATACAGATTTCAACACCACTGGCGCCAACACATAAGGCATCTGGATTTGTAGGCATATTCCCGGTAACACGGGCAGATATAAGACCACTATAAAACCCAATAGCAATTATGATAAAAAGAAATAAACCTAAAAACTTAAATATTTTTTGCATTACTTTTGCCTCCGGTAATTATCAATGTTTCGCATTGCGCTATTTGTCGGATCGAGAATTCCGGCGGCGCGTTTTAATTGTTCACACATTCTTCTAAACATTGGATTATTAACTTCCTCATTAAAAGATTTATCGACTGCTGCTCGATATTCTTGATTCTTGGTAGCATCAAGTTTAGGCCATTTTCCTACTTCTTCTTTTGTAAGAGCGTGTTTCTCGATGTATGCTTTAGCTTGGTTAAACTCTTTTAAGGCTTTATCTTTTTGCTTTCCACTTCCTTCTTTTGGAAGGAACGCGGCTAAAGCCCTTTTTTTAACCGCAAGTTGCTGTTCAAGTTGCGCGACATTAATTCCGCCTGCTTCAAAACTCGTGATTCCTTTTAAGTCCGTTGAACCTTTTTTTAATCCGTCTATATACACCTGATCACGATTGATTTCATATTGCCGAGCTTCTACCGCAGCAGGTGATATAGGCATTATTTTTCTCCGTAAAACTCTTCCACTTCCTTTTCTTACAGCCATATTATCCCTCCGTCTGTATTTTTACTTATGAAACTTCATGTCCGAATATAGGTCTCCAATCGGGAGAGCTAACATTACAAGACATATAACCTGCATGTTTTGAAGTTAGCGTATCAATATCACCAGCATAAAAGAACTCAACCGGATTCCATTGATAAAACTTAAAATAATCCTTCATTAAGTTTTTAGTTCCCATGAACCAATTATCATCATCGGTGAGCCAGTTGTGCCATACAATAAGCTCATAACGGCCTTTATGGACGTTAGGATTATTGTTCGCGGTATTAACCTGTTTTACAGAAGAGATTAATTCAAGACCAGCATCCTCATTACCTGTGGCTACAATAAGAGTATCCGGGAAGTCAAGGGCAATATTATCGCGATTAGTTTTATACTTAATCATTAACCGGCGAGTAGCGGCCACTGAGGCAGGTGAAAATGAAGAAGATCCTGCATTAGCCTGGCTAGATCCACCAACATCGGAGGTATGAGTGCTATTGCACAAGGAAACAGCATCCGCAGTGAGTGTCGTGCTAAACGAATTGTTTAAAAAATTTGCACCTATAGATTCTTTTTTTGCGCGAAATCTATCAGCTAAAGCGGCAGCAGATCTTTTAGCGACACCATATAAATCATTTCTTCGGAATTTTTTGGATATTTTAATACCGAGAGAGTATTCAATTTCCTCAACGGTCTTTTTATATGATTGTTTACTTTCATCATAATAAATCTGTCCGTCGAATGTTTGAACACCACCAAGATCACCAAGCATTAACTCGGTAACTATAGCTTGATCCGGAGTTTCAACATCAAAGATTGCCGGAATCATGGATTTAAACTCTCCATACCTTACTGCAAAAATCTGAGAAAGATTTTTTTGTATAACATCTGGGTGATTAGCTTGTGTTAATGCGGGCATATAAGCCTCCTATTATTAATTAGTGTAAATTCCTACATACTACCGATTAGATATTTTATTAATCTATCGGCGCTATAAAAGTGTTATTGGGCATTACAAGACTTCTGAATACCGGGTGTAATCCATTCAACTGAAAATTATGATGTGCGTTGGGTTCAAGATCAATCCAGCTTTCAGAGCCATCATATCTCATTTGATTGCGGATAGTTCTAGCGGTCCAAGTTCCGGCTGCGGCATCAGTTCCGAATTTATCCATTGTTGCGTTTAAGTGGTGTAATCCGTGCCCGATAGGTGGTATTTTAATTAATGTGGTGTCTGCAGCGACCAAAGTCGTAGTAAGCGCGGCGATAGTTAGATCGGTATTATCATCATAGTTAATGAAAGCTAATTGACCAATACCAGTGCCGGCAACAGCATATAACCAGCCTCCACTTATATGATCTTCGATTGAAGTTATAGTGATTGCAGTTGCGGTTGCTGTGGCAATAGCCATAGTATCAGTTTGGTCATATTCACATGCGACAACACAGCCAGGACAGAATGGTTCAACTTCCGCCATAACATGAGCCGCGCCAGTGAACACATCAGAATCACCAACTACTGATACATCATGTTTAGCAACAAGGAGTCCGTACGCATCAGCGCCGGTTTCATCAGCAAGAACAGCACTGCCGTAAGTGTCACTTCCACTTCCAGCTTCGGTTGTTCCTGGTTTGAGCATAGCGCCGGCATTAATATCAGCAGCTACACCGTCGATAGGTAATTTTATTAGTCCTAAAGGAGAGCTTATAATTTTCATACACACCTCATAATAATTAGTTCAAGGTGAGTATTCAGGTTGGATAAAATTTAATTTTTCCAGGTTGGATTAATCAAGGTGGATACTTCTCTAATAGGATATAATACTTTTTTTAATGTGTCAAGTCTTTTTTAAAAAATTCTTACTTCCGCAGAGTGGGCAACCGGCGCCTTTTCTTACAGAATTTTCACCTACTCCGTCGGTAATTGTGATAGTTCCAAGACCGCCATTACCTGTTAATGTTCCGCCGGAATGATCGGTTTTATTTATATCAACAGGATGCCCACATTGCGCGCATTTATAAATTAGCTTAGGGCTTTTCTTGCCGTGGCCTTCTCCGGTTTTTAGACTATTCGGCCGGGCTCTACCACTCCCGGCCGTATGAGAAGGATACATTTTTTTTTCATTTAATTGTTTAGGATTAAATTTCATTTTAATCGAATGATGGAGCCTCATCAAAATTATTTGGAATTTTTACATCATTGGGACTACGTTCATTGGACTGAACTTTTTTCCACTCTTTTTTATCGATTACTCCACCGACACGGATTTTTTCACCAGTCTTAGAAATATACTCACCATCTTCTATCTCGCCTTTTTCAGCGCCGGTATTTTTAGGATCCTCATCATAAGAAATATCGTCGTCATCTGCTTGCGCTATCTTTTTTGTAAGTGCTTTAGGAGTTTTCGTAAACCCATACTTGCCTTTAGCATAGAAGATAGCAGTTTGCATATGCTTAGCAATAGCTTCATTAGTGAGTTTTTGATTGTTTGGAATTGTATCAAAGTGCTCTTTAATTCCTGCCCTAAGTTTTGTAAGCCGAGGATTTTTTTCTATTTCATCTGCGATAGCATCGCGAACATTTTGACGAGCTTCTATATCGTCTTGCCTTTTATTTGTTACATGAGATCTATACTCAGCTTTAATAGTCTCTCGGTCTTTGCCGGTTTGAGTTTCAAGCGTTATCCATTGATCTTCAGAGAACTGATCCATATTTACAGCTGTAATAGGAACAGCCGCGGGAGTTTTAGGTTTTTCAAGCTCAGTTATTTTCTCTTTTAGTTTGACGTTTTCAATCTCAGCCTCTGTAAGTTCGAGTTCTTCTTCTGTACCTTCTTCTTCTATAACTTCCTCATCTGTAGGATCAGCAGCGTTTGCCGGCGCCGGTTCTCCATCCATGAGTATTCTAAATAATTTGTACATGTTTTCCCTCCTTGGGTTTGTTTATTAGTTTTTTTATCTTATCATTGTCGTTAGCGATATCCTCATTAAGTCTATCGATTGATATTTGAGAAGACATTATATTCTTTTTAATTCCTTTAATGATAAGTGCGACTTTAGCATTAGACCGAAGTGTGACCTGCTCTTTTTGAGCGTCAGGAATATCCTTAGTTTCAAGGATGGTTGTGTTTATTCTATTTAAAGTATCAATTATTTTATCGAATTCATTGATAAGTGGTTTATTGGTTTTTAATTTAGCCAATTGTTGTAACTGTTTAATTCTTTCGTGCTTAGTTTTAATGCTAACTTTAATATTAGCGGCCTCTATCAATTTTTGTTTGCTTTCCATTATCCCTCCATGTTATTTTGTAACTCTCTATCCGGATTTTCTGCCTCCGGGTTTTGTTTTTGAACTATAGGTTTTTTTACTAAATACGCATCGCCATTTGAAAGACGCGCTGCATTAATATAATCATTCCATAATATTCGTAATATATCGGGATCAGCTTGAAAAGGCAGTTCGGCAAATAAAACAGCGCTTTTAGCGACATTAGCAATTCGAGACATTTCAACTTCTGGAGATAACGGAACTGTAATAGCCTTAAGCCGAAATTTTATCATTTCACTTATGAGGAGAGAAGTATCGATATCATCGTCCTCACCATCTTGATTTATAAATTGTATTTTTGATTTATAGTTTTGATGGAGCAGAGCATTATTTAATGATACAATATCATCAATGCTGCGTTTCCACTCATCAATAAGATCAATTACCCTATAATCACTCCGTTGTAACAACATAGCAGTCTTATTACCGGGCGCGGAAGGATCACTCATACTTTCCTGTCCCGACATACCTGCAGAAGGACCGATAAGCCCTTCTAAGAATCTGATTGAATATTCCTCGTCTTTATAATCGCTATTATCAAGATTTTGTAGAACAAATTGTCTAGGGACCTGTCCTGCCTCGAATAAAGCATCTGGAGTCCATAAAGTAGACCCAGGATCAAATTCATATAAATCACCGAGAGTATCTTTCATGCTGTCAGGAGCTATCATGGTAATTTGTGATGTAAGCCTGCGTTTGTTCGATCTATCTCTATGTAGCGCATTAATTTCGCCAAAAAGATCTTTCCCGTCATTTAACAAAGAGATTCCAAGTAATCGACCATCCCGTCCCAGAAACTTAAAAGGGACGATACATGGGATATTGCGGCGAACATTATATTTTTCAACACGAATGATTTTTCTATTCTCGGGCCAATAAATTACTTTATAATATTCTGGACGCTTATCATCGTTAAGATCGGCTTTAATAATTATTCGAGCAAACTTGTATGCTTCTTTATAATCACCTTGAATACCTTCAACTTCATCGCGAGCTTGATCCCACTCATCCTCATAAGTTGTATCTCCGGGTTTAAAAACCATATCTTCAATAGCTTCTTTAATATAATACCCGTGTTTTTTCTTTTCGAGGAATTTTGCGCGCTGCTCTTTATATTCATACCCGTACATACTAAGATCTTTGATTTTATCTGGGAAGAAAGGATAAAAGATAAAGTTGTAGAGCGGAAGGAGAGTATATTTAGGCCCGTTTTTCGAAACAAAATCTATTTCATATTCAACTCTTACTTCGAGTGGCTCAATTCCTTCTTCTTCTGGCTCATTTAATAAAGAGACTATTTCATCATATTTTTTTTCACTTACTCCAGCAGTTTCAGCATCAGGATAATCAGCTTGAAAAGCATTTAGATTACTATACACTTCACAATCAACACCTGTTTCAGCTTCCCTTAAATACTCACCGTAGATAAGTGCCGTACCATCCCTAAAACATGGAAGGTCTGTATCTTTAAGTGTATCTTCTAAATTAGATAATTCTGAAATAGTCCAGTTCTCGGCAGCTTCAATTTTATTTCGGAGAGCTCCATTTATTTTACTGCCAGGGTTTAATTTAGCCACAGTAAGTTGTTTTCCAGCAAAAACAGTTCTCCGGTAATTTGAACTTAAAGACCTAAATTTTTCAGCAGCTAATCTTAAATCAATTTGAGAAGAAGCCTCTTCGCCGAAAGGAAAATCTGTTTTATCAAGATTTCCTTCCATTAATTTATTTAACTCTTTTAAATTAGTCCGCATAGGACCAAAGCCCTCATCCCATGAATCATACTGCCGTTTAACAATATTGGTAAGCTCTATTAATTTTTTTTCAGGGAGGGTGTGTTTTGAAGATTTGTACGCATCTTCAATTTCCTCAACATCGCGTTGAATTTTTTTTATTTTAATATTGTTTGGCGGTTTGAGAAAAAATAAAGGCATTTTTTATTTTCCGAACTTTATACTTTTTACTTCAAGGCGAATTTCCGGCTTCCTGTCATCTATTTTTTCATACCCTCGAACAATAAACTTAATTACGGCTGTT